ACGCTGATTTTGATGCCTACTTTGTTATTAAAGTAGGCGATTACGGTCAGATTTCACTTAGCCTAACAACTGTTGTTCGCGTTCTTGTGCGGCAATCGTGATGCGTTGTTTATCCTGGTCAGACTGTTCTTCAAATTCAGGGTCCATAAACTCTGCATTGATGTCGTCTTGGTTTTTAGCGGCATAGATCCGTGCAATTGCTCGATCTGCATATGATTCTTGCTGTACTGGTGCTTCATCAAACATAGACAACTGATCTTCTAAGAAGGCTTTGCGCTGCGCATATACACTCAAAAATTCTTGAGCATGTGTTGGGTCAATCTTAGCTTTAGATCCATTGAACTGTTCAACCACCAGCTGCAAATCCGCCATGTTTTGAGCATCATTCACCATGGTCTTTAAACCATTCACCAGTGATTGGCTTTTGATCTTGTCTACGCCTGCGGGTTTTTGTGCCTGTGCAGCTTTGTTTAAGTCCTCAATCTTCTGATTTACCGCATTTACCAAATAGGTTTTATGCGCATCAGTTAGGATTTCATGACCTTGAATGAATGTGATGATTGTTTGCAAATCTTTTGGATGCGTAAAGTTTGCAATCTGGTCTAGGTACTCTTTACGCACTTCTGTTGAAGTTGGCTTTTTTACTACATCATTTGATGTTGTATTTTGGACATCTACATTAGGCTCACTGGTTGGCGGCTGCTCCTTTTCAGGTTCAGGCTTTTTTGAAGAAGCTTCCACGGCCGCTTGAAACTTTTGACCTTGAGCTTTGACTAACGCCATAAGTTGTTTACGTTCTTCTTTGTCGGCATGATCCATAGCCTGTTCTTCCATAACGTCAAGATGAGCAGGGGATTTAGCAGATAAAATTCCACGTTTGATTTGAGCAAAAGTAGGTGCATATTCGACTTCATCTTGCTCGATTGTTTGATTCCGTTCTTCGTGAACATCATCATGATCAATGACAGTCTCTTCTTGAGTACTTGACTCTTGAGCATCTTACTGAGAGTTGTCCACTGTCACGAAATCACCATCAATCGTCACGCCTTTGCCTTGCTCTGCTGCATTTGATACTTCCATTGCGTTAGACAGCTCGATAGATTGAGGCATGTATTTTAAAACTTGGAGTAAAGCGACTTTACGTGCATACATTTCAAAGTTTTTGCGATTATCAGTTAGCGCATAGTGAGCATTACCAACCTTATTATTTTTCTTTAAATGAGCCTCTACACGCTTAATAGGCCACACTTCAATTACAGGCATTTCCGTGTCTTTAACACGACCAATAGCGTAAACATGAGTGAGTTTATTCACATCAAATTCACCAAACGGCTTGTGTTTACAATAAGGAGAATCACCTAACATGTAATCAAAGTCATCACCTTCATAAACAGCACCAGTCCAAACTGATGAACGTCCGCCACGTTGGGCCAAATCCACAAGACCTTTCCAACCAGGAACAAAAGTACATTTGCCTTTGTACGGTACTAAGTAGCCTTGACCATTCACGCCAATTTCTAAGCCAAGTTGTGATGCAGTGATAAGTGATCCAAAAATAGATTTGATTTCACATTGTTGCAGAGCGGGGTTTTTACTAAACTCCGTAAGCGTTAAACGCACCATACGGTCTGAATTAAGATGCTTTGGTAAAGCAAGTTCAAGTTGCCCCTTATGCTTTTGCAAAAATGCATTAAAAGCTGTTACTGGGTTTGGTTGGCGGTTGTTTTGTAATTGAGCGTTCATAGTTAAAATTCCTTAAAATACAATATAGTTAAAACATTCTTTGCACTGACCATCTTTAGTTACTGGTCTTAAATCTTTGCATCCAAAGCAATACTCATAATTGATTGCCTTGGGCTTTTGCTTTTTCCGCTTCTTCACTTGGCGGTTTGCTGATTGCATTAGTGAAAGTCCTGCTCTAAAGCCTGCTTAAGCATGTAATTTGGTAAATGGATCTGCTCTAACTCTGTTGAGTAGCCATCCCATTCATTAATTAGTAGAGATTCAGCAAGCAGCTCTTTTGATTTTCTGTAGCGGTTCTCACCAGCAGCTACAAACAGGTCGGATGCAACATACTGCTTCACGTTGAACGGAATAGAGTTTTCAGCAACAAGTAAAATGAATGCTGGCTTATCATCTGTTTCGTAAAACTGCTGGAATCCCTCGCGGTACATTGCTGCAGAAAGGTCATAACCAAAGTCAGAACACTTCTTTGAAAAGGCATGATGGCGCGCATCAGTTGTAGTTTTTAAGTCGATGATCAAGCCATTAGGAAATGCCTTGCACGGTGCAATGTGCCAGTCTGGACGAATGCGCAATGGCAAGTCATACACTGGATCGGTGAAGAAAATACTTGCTTCAGCCATACCGTAATGCTTTTGCATTTCGCCATACGTTGAGAGCTGTTTAAGGTTTTCAACGATCCGTTTTGCCCCCAAAAGTTGCTCATCCGTAATAATGATTTTGTTACCGTTTTCAGCTTCAAAATTTTCCCAAAATGCAATTTTTTCCAGTGTTTCAGGTGACGGATTTTTCGCTTTAAGCATTGTTTCTGTTGGCTTACGCGGTGCATCTTCAGGAAGAACAACGAATTCATTTTCAAACTGTTCAGGCTCAAGAAAAAGAGTGTGAGCTAGAGTTCCAAAATCCATGGTTGGTTTAGATTCTTTCTCTGTTTCTTTGGTAATGTTGTTCACATAAAAGTGCTGACCAGAACGAAGAATGTCTTTCAACTGGCTAGAGCTAAACTCAGGGCTAGCGTGGTAAGCCTCATTGCTCATGCCTTCAATGAGGTGAGCAGCTTTAGGCATTTCGATAATTGCGTTCATGGCTTAACTCCAGCTTTAACGATGTGTTCTACTTGTGCAGCAGTTTGTTGGCGGTCATAAGTACAGCTTGTGTAGCCTGAAATGCATGCAGTTATGATGATTAATGAGGCTAAAACTAAGCCTGATTTAGACTTGTAGCGCACGGTGTTATCAGCAGTAGGGTGCTGGTATAGGCGTGCTGTTGTTTGACTTTTGTTTGTTTCAATAGCAGCCGTTTGACTGAGGCATTCGATTTGTTTCATACTTATCTCGCAATTTGCAAAGCCCTGATGTCCGTCGAAAGTTATCGGGGCTTTTTTGTGGGTACGAGATAGAATTTAGCAAAATACTAAATTTAGTACAATACTATTTTTAACTTATTTTATTAGTTTTATACTAAACTTTTCTTTCGTATGATTTAATAGACAAAAGAAAACCCATCACTGGGATGGGTTGATTGGAGTTTATTATGGATAAGAATCAAGAATTGGAACGTGGCATCATTCCCGCTGGAACGCGCATTAAGCTATACGAAGGCCGTGTCACACTTCTGGAAGATGTTACCGTGGATGCAAATCAAGAATGGATTGACAAAGCTATTCAAGACCAAAAGGATTATTTAAGCGGCATCACAATCACTAGTGATACTAAGGCTGTAGATGCTTTAAAATCCACTTAGCATTCTCACTACCAATAGATGTTGTCCATGCAGCTTCACCAGAAAGTTTTGTTACAAGAAGCTTATCGTCACTATCAATCGATTTTAGAAGATGGTCGCGAACATCTTTTGATGTTCCTAAATTACCAATAATCCAAACTGATCTTAATGGATTACAATATCCATCGGCTATTGATTTAATTGCATTGATTAAACTTTCATAGTTCTTGTCTTTAATAAGATCATAGCTCACTAAATAATAATTCATTTCCTCTCCACCCGATCTGTTCTAGGACTGCGTCGGGTTCGCAGTTTTTATGGTGTGAATTTAATTGATTTATATAAAGCATCAACCTGAGCACGATCTTTTGCGGAGAAATGTCCATCATAATAATTGAGGGTAATTTTAATCATTCTATCTTTGTGCAAAAGCATAGATGTATTGTCAAACGTTCTGTTTGGACTGGTGTCAGCGGTGAAGATGTATCTAAAGACATCTTTATTGTTTATTTTGGCCTTATCAGCCTTGATCAATTGAATTTTCCCACCCATGGCTGCATCTGAAGCCATTTTTTTGGCAAAATCATCCTTGTTTAACATTAAGTATGAGATGAAATCTGCATTGGATTTTGTATATTTATTTGATTTGTTTACAGGAACTATATCCATAGAAACCATTAATTGATTATCACAAAGTTTGCAGGACAATCCAAAGCCTGTAGGGGTTTTTTGTGAAATCCACTTACTAGAGTCGAAAGTTAAAATATTCTCATACCCAGTTTTAGCTGAGGCTATTACTGAAATCGTTGATATTATTATTGCTAATATGTATTTCATGAGGCAAACCCTATCCACTTTAAAAACCAATAAATTGGCCATATTTCAGCCAAGAACAGATTTATAGGAATTAAGATGATCCAATTCCACCAGTTATAACTTGAATTAAAAAACATTAAATATATTAGAGTTGGAATACTTCCAAGTTGCCACGACCAAAAGAATATTGCTTCTTTCTTATTCATCAGATCTTCCTGTATAAACCAACCACCTTACCAACCAATCTACAGCCTTCTGTGAGTTTAATAACTTGATCAGGCCAGCTTGGATTTAGTGGCTGCAAGTAGCGATTAGTTCCTTCTATTATCAGCTTTTTAAAAGTTGCTTCTGTATCTCCTGCGCAAGCAACAATAACCAAGTCATCTGTTTTTAAGTCAAAAGTTTGAATATCAGGATTTACATAAATGCGATCATCTGGAAGAAAGAATGGTGACATTGATACACCCGTTACTTTCAATCCATATCCATTTTTACCGCAATCTTTGTTTGGTGGTAGCCATTCTGTAATTTCAGTATCTTTCACAACTGTATCAATTGCTGAAAAGGATCCAGCAGCTACCCAAGAAATAACAGGGACTGGCTCTCCTTCAAGTGCAATTTTTTTAGATAAATCAACATTGTTATCAAAATATTGAGAGGTTAAATCCTCTGCTTCATGAAGATTGAATGCGACAGCCCTTTGGAATGAATCGTGTGATTGATACATATCCATCCAACCATGATCTAAATCAAATGCCTTCTCGATTTTCCGAGCGAGTGCAGCCCCCACAGAGGCTGGTTTCCCGTTTCGCCCTATGGTGTTGTTTAATAATTGGCTTAAATATGCTGGCGATGTTCCAACATGTTCAGCAAAAGCTTTTTGTGAGCCACCAGCTTTGATTTTGATTAGCTCTAAAAGGTTTGCTTTTCTAATTTCTGAAATATCCATAGCGCAATAATCTAGTAAAAAACTAAAAAAAGGAATGTGTAAAAACATAAACAAGGTCTTGAAATTAGTTTAGTAAAATACTAAATTATGATTGTTATAATTTAGGATTATTCTCATGCCTGTTAAAGCCAATACACAATCAGTGAAAAACATTAAGCGTGTTTCTAGTCTGCTTAGTTACTTAAAAAGCATTCCATCTGAAATTGATCTAATTAAATTTGCCGCAAAATGCGGGACAACCACAGGGAATTTGCTGCAAATCGCATACGGTGGAAGCGTTTCAGCAAAGCTATCAAAGAAAATTCATGAAAAAAGCGAAAAGAAGGTTCTTTTAGTTGAACTACGTCCAGACATCTTTTCGTAATTGGTGAGCCTATGTCCGAAAAACTCACCGAGAGCATCACGTTTAAATGTACGTATGAAGAAAAGAAAGAATTTGAAGCTATTGCGAGAGCTGAAAAAACTGACGTTTCAAAATTAAGTCGTATCTGCATGGGTGAAAAAATCTCTGCTGTTCGGGAATATCTAAATTCTCTCAGTTCTTTTGTAAGCCTTACCACAGATACAAGAGATACAGCATTTGAGCTTCAAGCTCCTCCACGACTTATTGATGTCACCCCAAAACCACAGACACAAAAAAAAGCCCAGATGCGCGAACAACTGGACTTTCTTTCCATTCACCACGAAAGCAAATGAGGTAATTAAACCATGCCGAATTTAACACGAAATGTGGGGGCTGTGAAGACATGAGTACCGCACAAGTTATTCCATTCATAAAGCCATCACAGCCCAAACAAGAGGCTGGGAAAAGCATGTATAGCGATAAGTTTCATCAAGGCTATGTAATGTCTAGCCGTTTGTACCGAAAAGAAGTCTGGCCGTTTCTAAGTGATGCGGCTAGAAACGTGTATGCGGAACTCGAAAACCGCATTAATGGACACAACAAAGAGTCTGATTTTGTGAGCTATTCACAGTTGCAGGGCGGTGATCTGGAAGGATCACGCCAGTTGAGCCGTGAAACTGTACGTAATGGTGTCCAAGAGCTTTTAAAACTCAAGGTTGTGTCTATTTCTAGTACTGGTCCACGTGGTGTTAAAAAGTACAAACTCAATGAAGTGTCTCTAAAAGACCAGTTCACTAACCAAACTAGTTCGGTAATCGAACCAGTTCGGAAAGCGAACCAAACTAGTTCGGTAATCGAACCAGTCACTAGTTCGGAAACCGAACACACAATAGATAGTTCTATAGATACTTTAGAAAATAAAAAAAACCGCTCGCTTGTGGATAAATCAAAAACTGAAATGTTCAGTGAATCTATCGAGTACCACGGTAAGGACAAAACCGAGTACAGCTTGAGAGAGCTTGCAGGGGTTTACACAGTCCAATCTGATTTCATGAATCAGGCTAAGCAGATCAATCCAAAGCTTGATGACGAGAAAATCATGAGCGAGTTAAAAAACTTTGCTCAGTGGTCTACCAGTCAAAACAAAACCACAGCACAGGGTTGGATGAACTTCTGGATCTATCGAATCAAGAATCTCAAAACTTCAAAACCACGTAATAGCCAAGTCACTAAGACGGAGAACACAAAGCCAAAAGCCTTGTCTGATGCGCAAATCAGTTGGTTCAGTTCAGAGCTGTGCAACTACGGACCGTTTTCAAGTCGCTTTGCAAACATGGGGGAAAAGCCCAAAGAGTTTATTTCTCGAATTACCGCAAATCTGAGAAAGCCTGAACACGTCAAAACTTATGCACCGTACCTGAATGAACTTGGTTTCGTTGTGAGCTTGGAGGAATTCCATGCTGAATAAAAAACCCGATGGAGCAACACACCGTGAAGCAGACGGCACAGTTTGGAAAAACGTAAAAGGGCAGTGGTACTGGTGGAACCAAGGCTGGGGATGGTGTCAGTACGTTGGAATGACTAACGCTAATTTTCGTAACAAGCTGACCGAAATAGGGGGCTAAACATGCGTTGGAGTGAAAAACAGCTAGAAGCCCATTTGAAACAGCACGAAAAACGCAAATCTGAGAGCGTGGCGCAACTTAAAACGAAAAATGATGCAAAGGTACGTGAAGCAAAACAAAACGCCTTAGAAGCGAATACAGAGCGAAATACAACAGGGGAGGAAAAAGAGATTTTGAATTGTGTAATACCCGCAGTTCCACCATCAGTGAATAACTATTGGGTAGGTACAGGACGCACATGCAAAGTCAGTGACCGTGGTCGTGATTTTCATGACCTGGTTGCAATGTGCGTACCGCAATTATTTACAACGTCACGTCTAAAACTAGATGTGACTTTTCATTTTCCAAATAACCAATGTAGAGACATCGATAATTTTTTAAAAGCGACGATTGATAGCTTAGTGAAGTGCGGTCTGTGTGTAGACGACGAGCAGTTTGATGTACTGCACGTTAAGCGCGGGAATGTCGTCAAAGGTGGTCTTATAAAATTAAAAGTACTGGAGATTTAAATGGGCGATATGACAGTTGATTCAATGGTTTTTACACACTCTCCTCGCGCGCGCGCGCGTTTTATCAATCAACGTACCAAAAAGAAGGTCAAAGCCTTCCTCGTCAAACGGCGTGGATATAAGCGTCCAGACTTCAACCGCATGATCCTAGATTTATTAAAACTAGGCTGGACACATGAAAAGATCGCTGACGTTTTGCCAGTGTCGGGGGCTTCTACAGTCTCGGAATGGGCGCGTGGTGGTATTCCAAACTATGACAATGGTGACGCAATGATTGAGCTGTGGCGAATGGAAACAGGTATTGAGCGTTATCCGCGTGATGGGGAGTGGCAGACGTATCAGTATCGAGTGGGGCAGATGGATCTATTTTTGGATGAGTTGGATGATGTGATTGGTCAGTTGGATCGGGAGATTGGGTTGTGAGAGATTTGAATTTTGAGCGAATTATTAAGAGTCTACCTGAATATCAAACACTGATATTTCAGCACGGGGAAAGGCTGTTTATTAAGCGTGATGGCGAATATGAAGTTTTATCTATTAGATTGGCATATCGCATTCATTGCATGGCAGTTATGACGTGTATTGTGGTGGATGGTGATGGAGTATTAAGACCAGATGGCAGCCTATTAAACAAATGACCTATTATTACTTTAGACTCGTATGCGCCATTAAAGTTAAGATAATCACCCAACAAACCGCAACACATTACCCTGCACAGTAGCCCTATCAACAACGATGGGGCTTTTTTATGGCTACTCGCAAAGTAAGCACACCAGGTGCAACTGAAACAACAACTCCAGATCCAGCACCAACGGCGGAAACAGAAAACACGACTGGTACGGTAAGTGAACCAGTGGCGGCAGATGCAACCACATCCGATGCCACGACTGATCCAACACCAACGGCGGAAACAGAAAACACGACTGGTACGGTAAGTGAACCAGTGGCGGCAGATGCAACCACATCCGATGCCACGACTGATCCAACACCAACGGCGGAAGCTACACAAGCATTGCCAGATGACTATGAAGAATATTTGGCATGGAAGAACAGCCGAACAGAACAAGCCAAAGAACCTGTAATCGCTGTTACCGCTACAGCATCAACAGTGGAGTCTGAACACGTACTCACAGACAAAGGCTGGACCAAGCGAGGTAGCTAATTATGTGTGGTGGATTCGTAGGGAAAGCAATTAGCACTGTGACTGATGCCATCGGCCTGACTGATACCAAGTCGGCTTCAAAAGGTTTTGATGCTCAAGCAGCAGAAACACAAGCCAAGCGTGAAGCGCAAGACGCAGAGAACAATGCAGCAGCTCAGCGCAAGAAACGTAAAGCTTCAACCGTTCTTTCGTCAGCTACTACTGATGAGAAGAAAACAACCTTAGGCGGGTAATTATGAGCGAATTGGCAAGCCGTATCTGTAAACGCTTGGGCGAATTGCGTAGTGAGCGTGCAAAGTACGAATCACACTGGACTGAGTGTTACAAGTACGGTGCGCCTGAGCGTCAGCAATGCTTTAGCGGTGGTGATGGTATTGAATCAACACGTGAGAAACAGCGTTCAGATTTACTTGATTCAACAGCAGCAGAAGCCGTTTTAAAGCTAGTTTCTTCTTTGATTGCTGGCACCACACCAGCGAATGCGATTTGGTTTAATGCTGTGCCTGATGGTGTAGATGATCCTGCCGTATTAACCGAGGGTGAGCACTGGCTAGAACAAGTCTGTCAGTTCATGTTCCGTAATATTCACGGCTCAAACTTCGATAGTGAAAACTTCGATCAGATGATTGATTTTGTTGTTGCTGGTTGGTCTGTGCTGTACGAAGACATTGACCGCAAAAAGGGCGGTGGCTATTCGTTCCAGTGCTGGCCGATTGGTCAGTGCTTTATTGCATCGACTCGACCTGATGGTGTTGTAGACACAATTTACCGTGAATATGACATGAGTGCCGCACAGCTTGTGAATCAGTTTGGTGAGCACAAAGTCAGTAAGCGTGTTTCTGATGAAAACAAAAACAAGCCTGACACGATGTTTAAAATTGTTCATGTCATTGAGCCGCGAGCAGTCAAAACCAATTCAGCAAATTTGATTTTAATGCCGAAGCAAATGTCATTCGCTTCTTATCACATTGAGATCGAGACAAAGCACATCCTCAAAGAATCAGGCTACAACGAATTCCCTTGTGCGGTACCACGATTCAGAAAGATACCAGGTTCAGTCTATGGCATTGGCTTGATGTCTACGGCATTGCCTGATGCTAAGACTGCTAACCAGTTGATGCGTGACACATTACGCAGTGCTGAAATTGATGTGCTGGGTATGTGGATTGCAGAGGATGACGGCGTATTAAACCCACGTACTGTGCGCATTGGTGGCGGCAAGATCATCACGGCAAATAAGGTTGATTCTATGAAGCGGCTTGATTCAGGTCGTGGCTTTCAGGTGGCAGATGCACTGATTGAGCGTCTTCAGTCCAGTATTCGTCGCAAGCTCATGGCTGATGGTATGGAGTCTCCATACGGCCAACCAATGACAGCAGCAGAAACCTACATGCGTGTAGACATGATTCGTCAGCAGATTGGACCACTCTATGGTCGTGCTCAGGCTGAAATGCTTGTGCCGATCCTAGAGCGTTCATTCGGCTTGGCATATCGCTCAGGAATCATTCATCAAACGATGGGTGAAGCTCCTGAAGATCTACAGGGTCGCAATACATCTTTCAAATTTATCTCGCCATTGGCACGTGCTCAGCAGCTTGAGGATGTTGGGGCTATTGAGCGTTTCATGGCTTCTCTTGGTCCTGTGGCTGAACTTGATCCAAATGCAATGGATAACATCGATACAGATGCACTACCTCAAGTCTTGGCACAGCGTTTAGGTGTTCCAACTTCAATTCTGCGCACAGAAGACAAGTTGCAAGCTTATCGCCAACAGAAGGCACAAGCACAACAACAAGCAGCAGCCCAAGAACAACAGCAAGTAGCAGCACAGCAAGTCACTGGTGCTATTGCTAATGGCATGGGTAAAGGACTGGAAGCACAAATGGTAAGTGAGGTGATGCAGTGATTTTAATTATTGCGGTTTTGGCAATCGCACTTCTGGCCATGAGTGCTTTGGCTTTTGTGCTGAATAGATCTTTGAAGCGAACTAAAGCTATTGCTGATTGCAATGCTCAAGCTTGTCTTGAAGAGATTACGTATCGGAAAAAAATTGAAGCGGAAGTAATCGTGTTGCGCGATGAATGCAGCGCAGGGCGCAAAGCAGAAGCACGTCACGCAGAAATGGAAGCAGAGCTGAAAAAGTACAAATCAGCCTTCAAAGAGCTGGTGACTGAAGACGATCCGCAAGAGCGTGGCAATCACTTTAGACATCGTGTGCGTCGAAAAACAACAGCCGAAACTTATCGCATTGTTTTCGATATGGATCAGCACGGTCAGCGAGTACTTGAAGATTTAGTAAACCGATTTAAACGAAGTCCTTTCACACCTGATGATCAAGGCGGTGAACGAGAAACGTCTCGTCGTATAGGACATGCGGAAGTGGTGGATTTCTTAATTAACAAAGTGAATGTGGCGAATAGCCCGAACTACAACGAAGCATTAGAAATTGCTTACATGGAGCAAAACGATGAATGAACAACAAACAACAGACACAACGAACGTTCAAACAACTGAACAAACTGCCGATACATCTACAAATCAAACGGCTGCGACTGAACAAACTGGCGGTGCTGGTCAAGAACAGCAAACTGGTAATGAGCAACAGCAGCAAGAACAAACGCAAACACCTAACATCCCTGCATCGGGTGGTGAATATGAACTCGCTATTGATGGTTTTGATGTGGATGCATTTAAGGCTGAAAACGGTGCTGTGTTGGAACGGTTCCATGCTGCGAACCTTAGCAATGAACAAGCCAGTGAAGTTATAAAAATTTGGGATGAATTTCAGCAAACCAATATCGAAGCATTGCAGCAAGAGTGGGGTGCTGAGTTTGATGTCAACGTGAATCATGCCAAGCAAGCGATTGCAGCATTGGGATTCAAGCCTGAAGAACTGGACTCCCCAACAGCAATGATCAAGCTGGCTGCGGAAGTCGGCAAACGCTTTTTACAAGAGGATTCACCACCGTTAAACGCACAACAAAGCGGTGCGAATAGTGTTCAAGAATTAATGCAGTCGGAAGCATATCTGAACGAGCGTCATCCTGATCATGCGCGTGTATATGCGGAAGTAACTAAGGCTTATCAGCAAAAATATAATGGGGCGTAATCATGGCGAATGAATACAAAATCACGTCTGCATTTGTGCAACAGTTTCATGATACTTATGAAATTCAAGCAATGCAGAACGAGTCACGTTTATTAAAAACGGTGACTAACCGAGGGAAAATTGAAGGTGAATCATTCACCATCAATGATATGGACCAAGTAAGCATGACAGCTTCAACAGGTCGTCATGGTACAACTCCTGACACGATTCCAGATTCAGGAACGCGCTCAGTGTTGATGACGGATTATGACTTGTTCATCCCAATCGAGCTTCGTGATGTGCCAAAATTGAAGGCACAACCGAAAGACAAATACATGCAGTTATGCTTGAACGCGCGCAATCGCCAAACAGATGCAATCATTTATGCCAACTTGGTTGGCTCAGTGAACCGCACAACTGTGTCGGATGCTGGTGTGAAGTCTACAACTGCGGTGGCATTGCCTGCGAGTCAAATCATCTTGTCAGGATTTGGTACGCTGAAACAGCAAATCATCAAAGCGAAGTCGCTATTCCGTGCCAATGAATGTGACGAGTTCAACGATGAAGAACTCACAATCCTGTACTCATCTGACATGCTCATCAAAATTCTTGGTGATACCACGCTAACTTCTGCCGACTTCATGGAAGGTAAAAAGATTCAGGAAGGCGGTGTAGGTGGTAAGTGGATGGGCTTTAACTGGGTGCCATACGAGAAGCTGAACAATGGTGCTGGCGGTGCTACTGAACGTCGTACTGTGGCTTACTGTAAGTCTGGTCTGCATTTTGGCGATGCTGATATTTCAGGCTTCAAAATCAATGAGCGTCCAGACCGTCGTAACAACTGGCAAGTCGGTGGTGTTCACTCGTTTGGTGCGGGTCGTGCCAATGAGAAGAAAGTCGTTGCAATTGATTTTGTGATCTAACAGCGAGCCTTGACCTAACACTTTGAGCGGAGGTGTTAGGTCTTTTTTATAATCAAAATGGGAAAATAGAAATGAATATTGATGTTTCAAATCCAGATATGAAGCCTGTTACCGAAAAACAAATCGCATTATCAATGGTGGCT